GCCTGTCTTTGTAGTGGGCTTTGGGCGTCCTAAGTGGGCATAGATGGACGAGGATCTACCCGAATATAAAATTTATGAACACGCTTCTTGCTTCCGTTGTGGAACTATGGGGTCTGTTAATGTAAGGGGGTGGGTGTTCTACTGCCCACCTTGTCATCAAGACTACCTTAAGGAAGAAGAATAAAATGACAGCAAATAAACTATGGACCATCTCAGGTACTTATGTCCGTGCTTTCGTAGCAGCGGTGGTAACCCAGTACACACTAGGTAACACCAGCGTAAAGGCTCTGTTCGCAGCAGGCGCTGCCTCCGTTATACCAGTCATTCTGCGCTGGGCTAACCCAAAGGACAGTTTCCCGGACGTAGCACCCCACATCTAAGACCCCTCTAAACGGTTCGAGGTTGCCTTTTAAGGCACTTTTACCTAGCAGTTGATATAAAGATACCCCCTTCTTAACCTAATCAGTTAAGTCGGGGGTTATTTTTTTATGCCTATCGGCGTGTCTTGCGGGCTGTTTGCCTGTACTGTACAGAACAGTACAGTACAGTCACCCCCGTGGGGGTGCCGTTACTGTACCTTCAGTTTCTTTCTTAAAGCCCGCCTGCGTCGTTCATTAGTACCAGCCCAGTACCCCTGTAAAGCTTCAGGGTAGGTCAGTACAAAGTTCAAACACTCAGCCTTTACTGGACATTCACGGCACATCTTTTGAACCATGGGGTGTACCTGTGCCCCCTTGAGGGGGAAGAATATATCTACATCTAGCCCTGCACAGCTTGCTGATGCCCGCCAGTTATCCACTTAGCCTCCTGTTGAATAGAATCCGCCGGTCTTAAAATGCACCGGTGTGGCAGACCATAGTCTGGTCATGCTTCTATCGCAACAGATAGGCTCTGTGTCGTCACCTAGTTCTCTAAAGAACTCTTGCTGTATCCCACACGCAGCGCATAGGTAATCGTATCTAGGCACAGTCCATCCCTTCATCTATCTCTGTCGGTGCGGTAGTGTATGTACCGCAGGCAAGGCATTGTTGCTTCAGGTCATACCACCCAACAGACCTAGTCTCTTCATCCCACATAACATTGACACGAAAGACTTTACAGCCACAGATACAGGCAAAAGTAGGTATGCCCTGTAGATCATTAGTCATGTTGGCTTTCCCAATACATCTTGTAGAACTCTAGATCAAAAGAGAACCGCTTCATGTGCTTAACTGTTGCCCCTGTGTGGGCATAGAGTGGCACACCTGCGCTGTGCATTAAAGTAAAGAAGTTAATATCTTCTGATACAAACTTCTCACCTACACCAGTCTCATTAAAGAATGGGATGTTGCCGTGTACTTCCCTCATCTTTTCACCAGCACTACGGTGCATGAGTAAGAACCCAAAGCCTGTTGCCCCTACCTTGACTAGAGCATTAACAGGTAGTGGGTGTACATAAGCAATCTTGTATGGGTCATCAGTGAAGGTAAAGACCGCAGGGTATGGGGTCATAAGACTTTGTTCATTCTCCTTGGAGATGAAATAAACCCCGGAAACAACTGGCTTTGTAGTAGGGTCAGCCTCATGCCATAGCTTCTCTAAAGCTTCTTTGGTCAGAGCAATATCTGAATCTACCCACAGTACCCATGGAAAGTCTGTATGGTCTAGCCAGAACTCAAAAGCGTTCTGTCTCTGGCGTCCTATCTGGTTGCCTTGCACTCGCATGGCTGACTTGATAGGAACATCCCCTGTGATTATTGAGTAGACAAGTCCTTCGGTAAACTTGCCGTCGGTGGTGCCGTTGTCGCACCAACAGACAATGACATCGCCCTTATTCTTCGTTGTGTTCGGCGCTGTTCTCGGGTTCACTACTGGTTTCTTTTTGGGTGTCTTGGTCATTGTAAGGTTTCCATCCTCCTAGATTTTGTAAGATACTTGCCAGCGCACGCTGGACTTTCATTCGTGCGCCATCGGCGCTAGTGCCCCACTCTTGTCCAAGCACAGACCAGTCTGCTTGTTCATTAGCAAAGCGAGTAATAAGAATATTTTGTTTAGCTTCTGATAGTTTGTAATAACCTTTGGCTATATCCGAACGTAAGGCTAGCCAATTCATGCCATCACTAATCTCGCCTGACTTAACTTGGTTACCCAAGTCTTTAATTTTGGCTGGCATTTCATAAGACTCAGTGATGATCGACGGCATGAACGCTTCGACTACCGAGATGTCGTAGTAATACAAGTCCGAGAGATCATAGCCTTGCGATCTTGCTTTCTCTCGCTCGCCAAACTTTAAGCATTGATTGCGTAGCGACTTGGCTATTAACTTATCACTATCCTTCTGCTCTAAGGTAGTCCACTCTTTAAACTTACGGGGGTGGCTGACAAACCAGAGATACATCTCCTGCTGGAAATCGTCAGCGTCTACCATTGGATATTTCTTATGGTAGTCAGAGGCTATTCGTATTATCATATCTTTGTACGGTAGCCATATGTCCATCGGGTATCTCACGGTAGCAGTATGTTCCCATCCACTATAGGCACAGCGTAAGGAGTAACCTTGCGGTTCTTTTCTACCAAGATGCCTATGCCTTGATGCCAGTTGGCAATACCACTGGTAAGGTAGGACGCTTGCTTGATGTCCATTAGGTGTCCGACTTCAAGTCCAAAGACAGATTTGTTTCTACCATAGAGACCTGTGGTCTCATGTTGTAGTCCTAGTTTATGTGTGTGTCCGCATACAACAGACTTACCTAGCTTCTTGGCTAGGCTAAGAGCGGTAGAGCCTGGCACTTGTATGGCTCTGCCTTCATCACCATGTGCCATTACCCAGCCAGGTAGCAACTCTTTAAACTTGTGTAGATATTGGATGTTTAAAGAACGATACCCCAGCAGTTCTTCAATTCTCAATGTATCGAGAGTCGAGAATGCCGGGGCATATTTTCTAATATATGTCTGGATTCTATCCGTATGATTAGACCGTTGGATAATGAACGGTTTGCTTTTCCCGAGCGCCGCTCGGAAGTCTGCCATTATTTCATAGGTTAAATCAATTGAGTCTTGTAAAGTTGGCGCATACTCACCCGCCATTCCCTTGTTCCAACGACTTGGTTCTGGTGCGTCCAACTCGTCGCCCACGCACCATAGTTCTGTCGGTCGGTACCACTTGATGAAACTGAGTACCGACTTCAGGGCTACGGGGTCGTGATAAGGAATCTGTAGGTCCGATAAGACTACTACTCTTCGCATTAGGTAAACCTTCCCATTGTCCACGTTGGACAAGTAAGGCAATTATTGCATAGTTAGCAAGGTCAATGAAGGTATCTTCAAGACTTTCGAAGTTTGGCGTGTCGTTATTCGTGTCAACAAAGTGTGAAAACCGTTGGAGTTTATCAAACATTCTAACTCGTAGACCATTGAGAGGTCCCCCTGGTGCGAGTGATATGTTAAGCGGACCATAGTCTTGTTGCTTTCGTAGGAGTAAAGTCCGAAGCTGGTTGAGAATAACATCTACATCCTTTCGCAATTGGTTGTAGCCAGAGTCGGCTATGTGTGGACTATTCATTTTTAAGTACTTCCTTAACCTGTAGTTCAAAGTTCTTCATTGATTCTTTTACCTGTAACTCTTGCCATACTTTCTCGGCTTGGTTTAATGGGGCGGCTATAAGTAGCGCCGTCAATCCAATGAGGAGTTCTTGCGCTTCTTTAATGTTGTCCTTGCTAACATGATAGATATCATAAAGAGCGCCAAGTAAATCCAGCGTCTTTGTTTCCGTAAGTCCAATCCCTATGCTCCCTTCCATGTGCTCAACGTGCGTCCATATGGTCTCATCAAGAGGTAATACAATCTCTGACTCGCTCATCTATCCACTCCTTTCCTAGTTTAATGACGACGCTATTTACGTCTTCACCTTCGGGCATTGGTATTACATTGGCATTAGGAAGTTCCCGAGTTATCTTCTTGCCAAACTCAGCGCCTGCATTGTCACCATCTGTAAGGATAATAACCATATCAAAGTCATCTAAGATTCTTGTGTAATGAGACTTCCAATTGTTAGCCCCAGGTATACCTATTGTTGGATGATTAGTTTTGACTGACATAACAATACAATCAAACTCACCCTCAGTAACACAGATATATTTCTGTGCTATAAAACAAGCAGAGGTATTAAACATTGTAGTCTTAGCCCCTGCCATTCCCATGTACTTAGGGTCTTCGCCTTTCATAGCACGGAACCTAATATCTACTACACCACTAGGTGTAACGTAAGGAATAGCAAGCCTACCTAAGAATTGTTCATGACCCGGGAGCGGTTCGGCGACTACCCCCAGATGAAATCTGCGAGCTTCTTCTACCGAGAGTTGCCTTGTCGACAGGTATTCTTCCGCTAGTTCTATACGGGACCCGTACTGTTGGGTTGCTCGTAGTAGAAATTGTCGATGCGAATTCGATAGCCTCACTTAAGGTTCCACCCCTCTCCTTCATAATCAAATCGTATGTATCACCCGATACACCACAACTAAAACATTTAAATCTGTTAGCGTCAAAGTTTACTGCGCCACTAGCATTACTATCATCATGAAATGGGCAAAGCATTTTGCGCCATCCACCACCATGACTTGGTATCTTGGCACCTATGTGCTCAAGATAGTCAACGATACTATGTTTGTCCAAGTGATTTCCTCAACAATTCTATCCAGACTTGACCAGGCATAGTAGCATACCATTCGGCAGGGTTTCCCCGTCCCTTCCGCTTGTGTAATATTACGCCTGTCCAAGCATTGTCGTTAGCCATTTCGACTATCAACTCTTCTGTCCAACCAGCCAAGTCCATCTTGGCATGGTTCTTGATCTCTATTGTTACCCCTGGTATACCAGAGATATCACCTTTGTCTAAGGTAGCACCAGCAAGACGGCGGTCAACATATGGAAACCATTGCTTCAACCACTTAACTACATCTCGCTCTGCTTGGGAACCCTTAGCCTTGGCTGCGTTACTCATTCCAACTCCTTGTAAATCATAAGTCATCCACGCAAATCTCGCATAATTTCCAATCAAGCATAGTAACAAGCGTATCTGCGTCAACTTTAATTTCACATCTGGTGCAAATATCTAATTCATCGTGAGTCATACTGGCATCATCTCCTGTGTGAAGTCCCTGTAAACATCTTCTAGATACATGCTCGCCGGATCAAAGGATAACTGTATGTATGTGTTGCCTGTCTGATCTGCCTTGCCGTATCTATTCTTTACTGGTGCTACGCACAAATAGAAATCAATTCCATTAGGCAACATCTGTTGCCCAACTGTTAGTACCATAGCTGGTACTTGATTGACCATACCTTGGAGTGAGTTTCTTGGTTGACAAGGTGAGCCGTTGAAGCCCTCCTTAGTATGGTGAAGTACTAACACACAGGCATTAGTGTCCCGTGCTAAGTACTTTAATTCTTTCATTGCCTGTCGCATGCCACCGAACTCATCATGTCCATCCATTGCTATGTCCATTAAGTTGTCGACAACTATAAGCGTTGGGCTTCTGCCCCACATAGTTTCAAAAGCAGAGACTTCTTCGTCTAAGTCTTTAAGTGTAGGGCTAGATTCAAATGACCAATACAAATGATTGTTATCAGCCAAGATAGATTCAGCAGTGTCAGGCGAAGTCTTCATTAAGTTCTCTGCCTGTTGCTGTGTCATCTTGCCTGACATAGCAAGCAATCTCATAGCCATAGTATGAGCATTAGTATCAGCAGAAAAGTACAAGGTAGGTAACTTTAAACGTGCAGCTATATGTAATCCAAGTGAAGACTTACCAGCACCAGGAGTGCCAGCAATTATGGTTACCTCTGCTCGTCTAAGAATAATACCTGCCCTTTCAAAAGCCTGAAAGGGAGCCGGTAAAGGCTCCCCTCCGACTTCTGATTTGCGAATACTACGCCGTAATGTTTTCATGGTTTATGTCCACATCTTGTACAGATAGGATCTCTGTCATATGTAAATGGAATAAAATACATGTGTCCAAACAACTTACACAGCCACATGTTTACCTTCTAGTTCATCTACTATCCACCAAAGAGTATCAATCTTATCTTCATCGTCACTCTGTAATGTTGCTCTAAGCATAGCGCCTAGTGTAATAGGGCTAATGTTAGTCATCATTTAATCCTGTCTGGTACGAATGTATTCCAATCAGGCTCATGCTTTTGAACATAGATTGTTTTACACTTTGACGGATCTCCTTGTGCTGATGGACAGAAGTATCCTTTATAGATACCACCTTGTTTAGATTGACCCTGAATAGCAGTCATCTTTCCATGCTGACATGAGCGCCCCCCTCCAATGGGGGCTGGATTAAAAGGTGGAACCTCTGTTGCTTGGAATTGTTGAGCAGCATAGGCTAGGTTAGAAGCAGGTGTAAGTGGCGCATTAGTTACACCACGTACACTCGCTTCAAGTTCTGTGACGGCAGAACTTATAGATGCTAGAGCATTGGCAACGAGTTGATCTAACCCATCACCATTGTCTGCACGGACAGTTACTAAACTACCAGCATTGGTTTTAACCGTGATGCTGATAGGAGCTTCGGCATTACTCATTTATATCTTTCTCCTTTTTCCATTCACATTGTGCGGAGTATCCACACATGTTACAGCTATTAAAGTTAGGCAAGAACAAATGTTCTCGTCTAGCTTTATCGAACATATTAACAAGCAGTTCAATCTTGTCGTCGTCCATCGCCGCAAGATTGAACGGCTCAGACAGTTCGCCTTTACGTGCCATCCAGTAGTATCCAGTAGTAACATCAATGCCGTATGTTTTTCGTAACCCATACGCATAAAATGCTAACTGTAAACTAGAACCAGGCGTAGTCTTGCCGGTCTTTAAATCAACAATAGCATACTCACCTTTGACTGTATCAAAAAACAATCTATCAATAAACATCTTGACAGCAACGCCATTAATCTTAGGTGCCATCTCTAGTTCAACACCCAACGTTCCGTCTGGTGTGCGTGCTATTTGCATATGCGTATTAGTCTTACGCCACGTTACCCAGTTCTCATAAAACTTATAGCCATTGGTAAACCACCAGTCGCCATCTTCTGGATTGCGTTTAGGTGAAGCAACTCTCCAGTTACTAGTGTCAGTAAGATTATATTCAGCGCGTTCTTTTTCTGTTTCTTTCCACCATAAATTCCAGTCATCCAACAGACTCATGGATTTCTCCTATCGTATTCTTCGGTAGCGCGGTGGACAGCAGAGCCACCATAAAACCACCACGCTGGTAGTTCAGGTAACTTCATAACACGTGAGATGTAATACTTCCAGCCACATTC